TACAAAAGTAGGTAGCTATGGTTGTTGCAGAAATTCTCACTGGCATCGCCCTAGTACAGAAATCCGTAGACTTCATAAAATCAAATATTTCCACCGTACAGGATATTTCTGGCATAGCAAAACAGATAGATGGGTTCTTTGAGGGTGAGGCTCAAATGAATAAAAAGTCTGGTACTGTAGGTGTAAAAGAACAGTTTGGTATTGAATCTACAGCCACAGATTTTATTGACAGGAAACTATTAGAAGAAAAACGTAATGAATTAAAGAATATAATCAATCTTAGGTTTGGACCTACAGCATGGGATCAGATTTTAGCAGAACGTGCAAGTCGAATCAATGAAGCAAAAGAAGCTGTACGTTTACGAAAAGTAGAAAAGCGACAACAACAAAAAGAAATTATAGATACATTACAAACTATGGGCATAATATTTTGTGTTATTGCAGTATTAGCTATAGGTCTTGTACTAGGGTTAAAAGCCTATGCAAAAGGTAAAATATATAACGCACCTAAAGACTATACTCGACAACAAAAAATACGAAGAGGTGAAATAATTCAACCCGTTATGACAACTTGTCGACTTAAACTACAAAAAGTTTTCAAAGATAAAATGGCTTGTGTTTATGTTGGTGCTCAAAAAACATATGAATTAGAATTTACAGATATTCATATTGGCTGTCCTCGAAAATATAAATGTAAACTAAATCCGAATGGAAAAGAGCCAAACATCGATCAAGTTATGGAAAGTTTACGGAGTATAGCCAAATGACAGCATTTATGTTATACTGTACATTAAATGGGTTTGTTGCAGAAGGAGCAATATATTTTAGGAACGTAAATGATTGTTTAAGTTTCGAGAAAAAATTAAGTAACCAAACTTATATGAAAAACGATGAAGAGCAAGTATATGATTGTATTTGTAAACTTATACCAAAAGTAGACCCAGAAAAAGTGAGGATATACTAATGAAAACACATTATAAAAGAGACGGAACAGTTTACAAAGGAAAGTCTCATAAAATGAAAGACGGTACTTTACATAGTGGTAATACACATACTTCTAAAAGTGTAAAACTATTTCATTTAAAAGATCTTAGTAAGTCTGTACAAAATAAACTAAAAAAGAAAAGTACATGACAGAAGAAAAAAAGAAAATAGTAAATTTAGATATAGGTCAAAATAGTTTTGAGTTATCTCTAAGAATACTAGGTAATGAGTTTGTTGCTATTAAGATTGGCTCTACTAACTTCAGTGGTAAGTTAATAGCAGGTGGTATATTATTATTATTCTTTACTTTAGTTTTACTTGAAGGCTTTGGTTTAAATGAGATTTTAATACAATGAATGTAGAAACCTTTTTAAAATGGAAGATATTACCAAGACTGATGATGCTTGCTAGTACCGTAATGTCTTGGCGTTGTGCAGAATGGTTTATGGGATTAGACGCACCAACAGCTAGTCAATCAGCGTTTGTATCTGTTGTTATGGGTGTAATGACAGGTGTGTTTGGTATATGGATGGGTCACGAACATAAAGGAGACAATAATGTTAACAGCGTTAATAGGACCAGTAAGTAACTTACTAGGTAAGTTTATAGAAGATAAAGACATGAAGAACAAGTTGGCACATGAAGTGGCAACTATGGCTGAAAACCATGCTCAAGAATTAGCAAAGGGTCAGCTAGAAATTAACAAGGCAGAAGCTACTCATAAATCGATATTTGTGGCTGGATGGCGACCATTTATCGGTTGGACTTGTGGAGTAGCTTTATGTTGGCATTTTGTTCTTGCACCTGTTACTATGTTTGTGTGTGCTTATTTAGCAGTAGAAATACCAGAACTTCCAACTTTTGACATGGGTTCACTTATGACAGTTTTGATGGGTATGCTGGGACTTGGTGGTCTTAGAACATATGAAAAACAAAAAGGATTGACTAAGTAGCAACTTGTTCCTTAATACCTAAGTCTTCCATTCTTTTTATAAGTCTATCTGCTCTATTAGTCACTTGTTTATGCCAACGGCTATCTTCCATTTGAACTGCTGCTTCAAACCAGTCTTCTTCAGCAATAGCTTTATTCATATTCTTAAATTTAGAAAGACGAGGTCTGCCCATATTAAACATCATGTTACATAAGATCAACTGTGCTTCTTCTGGTATCTTATCGAAATTATCGTATAATTTTTTACACTCGTCTATTGTGCCATGAACATCGGTTTGAAAACAATTATTGACTCTAGCTTCAGAAACTTCAGTACCAACAGGTTTTCCATATTCGTCATCCCACTCTGTTACAAGATGTCCAATTCCAAAAGTTGGTAGCCCAAGATGGTCTAAATAGACTTCGTACCTACAGCCTTCGTCTTTTTCTATCTCTACTCTTAATCTATCTATGTTCACTGAGCTACCTCCAAGGGTTTTATACTTAACTCATACCCCATATTATTTAAAACTTTTTCAAAGTTATCAAGGGTTGGTTGCCTTTGTCCTGCTTCCCAAGTATAAACTGTAATAACACTAACACCAGTGTTTTCAGAAACTTGTTTTTGAGTTAGTTCGTTCTCTCTTCTCAAGTCTTTAAATGTTTTTATTATATCAGCCATTTTTTCCAATCTTCTCCTAAAACTTGTGTAGCTATATTAATTTTTTGCCTAAGTGCTTTTACTATAACTTCATCAACTGTTTTTTCTGCAACTAAGTCAATATAAGTAACTTTTTGTTCTTGACCTATTCTGTGTGCACGATCTTCTGATTGCAACCTTACCTCAAGATCATAACTATTACTATAATAAATTACTGTATTTGCAGCAGTTAAGGTCAGACCATAACCACCAGTTTTGGGTTGACCAATAAAAAACCTAAGATCGTCGTTGTTTTGAAAAGACTCAACAATCTTTTGTCGATCCTCTCCAGCAGTATCACCAAAGTATGATGCAGTTGATTTATCACCATATTCTTTTTTAAGTGCAGACTGTATAGCTAATATATCGTGCCTATAGTTAGCCCATATAATTGCTTTTCCATTTACTTCTTCTAGTATACCCATCAGTTCGCTTAATCTGTTGTTTGTTAGCTCAACACTAGCTCCACTATCCGTATTTAAAAACCCACAACTTATTTGATGTAGTCGTAATAGCTGAGTTATAACAGCGTTAGCAGTAACTTGTTCCATATCGTCTAGTATAGTTACAGCATTCTTTTTCATTTCGTCATAAACTTTTTTCTGCTCAGAAGTTAGTTCAATACTTCTTTTTGTATATACCTTTTCTGGTAAGTCTAAACATTGCTCTTTAGTAACTCTAAACGAATTAGGTTTTATAAGGTCAGTAAGTTCATCTAAGTTCCTAAAGCCAAGTATTTGATTATATTGATGTGTTCCTGCAGACCTACGAATCATATCTGCAAAACGAGAACAAAAAGAATAATAAGATTTAAAGCCTAGTATTGATTCCCCAAGGAAAGCAAACTGTGAGTATAGGTCTAAAGGTGATTTTGTTATTGGTGATCCTGTTAATATTCTTTTGTACTTAGCCATCTTTGCTAAATCTATTGCACTTTTAGTTCTTTTTGCTTTAGGGTTTTTTATAACTGTTGATTCGTCTATAGCTAATAAAGTTCCAGTACCAAGACCATTCTTATGCCTTGACAAAAACTTCTTAGCTACGTCTAAAGCCTTACCACTTGACAACGCTTCAATATTCATTACAAATATATGAAGATCCCACTCTGGATCCCAAATACTTTTTATCTCATTTTTTATCTTCTGTGTTAAGGGCGAAGACCAATAAGCTATCTTATGCTCTATATGCTCTGGTAAGTGTGTTGGTATTTCTTGACCCACCCAGTTTTTATAAACACCTTTTGGTGCAAGAATCAAAGCTGAATTAATTTCACCTTTATCATAAAGGTAAGCGATAGTATCTATTAATACTTTAGATTTACCTGTTCCCATATCCATTAACAATGCGTATTCTTGTTTTTCGCAGGAAACGGTTAAAGCATCTAGTTGATGCTTGTACGGTTTAGTTTTAAATTTAAACAAATTTCTCTCCTTCTTTCTTTCTAAAATTTACTATACTATACTAATATCTAGTGAGATATATAAATATTATGAAAAAAAGTTGCTTACGACCCTTTATCTATCATATTGTAAACACAAATCTCATAGAGCCATTGTTCAGTAAAAACAAGGACTTAACACACATCTTATGATATTATGAGATTATGACGAGCTTTTATAAAAAATAAAAATCAAAATCTTTTTAAAATTACATTAGGCTACCAGTAAATACTTATATATATTTAAGTAATAATATAGTAAGGTAATTTAAATATAACTGGAGAAAGTAGAATGGAACAAAATGCTACGGTATATGTAGTTCAGGATTTCGGTACTAAGAACATTTCTGGGGCTACACGATTTGGCAGAATAAGAACATTACTGCCTTCCAACAGACAAATTGTATTTAGTTCGGCTCCAACCGTTGCACGGTTGCGAGAAGGCTTAAATGAGTTCTCTGATGACGACTACTTGTTGCTCATGGGAGATCCTGCAGCTATTGGTATAGCTTGCAGTATAGCTTCTCATGTAAACGATGGGAAGTTTAAAATGCTAAAGTGGGATAGACAAGAAGCACTATATCTTCCCATTAATATTAACCTAAAATACTTTGGAGAGTATGATGGAAAATCTTGACGATATCCTCAGTGGTGAGGGCTTAAACACCTTAAATGTCAAGGCTACAACTGATGAGTTAAATCAGTTGTCTAAATTGGCTAACGAACTTATTCATAAACAAAATGAAGTAAAAGGCTTCGAGGAGTCTATTAAAGACTATAAGTTTAGAATAAGACAGATTGCAGAACAAGAAATACCTGATCTTTTAGCAGAGGTTGGTTTATCTAGTTTTGAATTAAAAGACGGAACTAAAATAAAGGTTGAGCCTTTTGTTACGGCTCATATCTCAAAAGACCGAGCAAACGAAGCACACTCTTGGCTAGAACAAAATGGTTTCGGAGAACTCATAAAGCGTGAAGTTGTTTCACAGTTTGGCAGAGGCGACAATAAGTATGTAGAAGTCATGTCAGCTTTAGATAGTATGGGGCAAAGTTATACTACTAAAGAGGGCGTTCACCACGCCACTTTAAAATCATTCGCTAGAGAACAAATGGAAAAGGGAACAGATATTCCTGTTACTTTATTTGGTCTATACAGTGGTTTCACAACTAAAATTTCAAAGTCATAGGAGGAAAAAATGGCACAAGCAGTTGTAAAAAAAGAAGAGTCAGCTATTATGGTAGTAGATGACGACATATTAAACGTAGGCACAGGATTAGAAGAAACGACTACTGACGATTATTCTGTTCCCTTTATAAGGATTATACAATCAGGTAGTCCTCAACTTAACAAAAACGATGGCAAGTATGTAAAAGGATCGGAGCAAGGTCATATTTATAATACTGTTACCTCAGAATGTACCGATGGCGATCAGGGGTTAATTGTTGTTCCTTGTTATTATCAAAAGAAGTATATAGAGTGGAAGTCTCGTGATAATAGTGGTGGAGGATTAGTTAATCCTGACCATAGCAGAGAGATATTAAGCCAATGTACTAAAACAGATAAGAACAAATTTGTTTTAGACAACGGTAACTATATCGAGGAGACTGCTCACTTCTATGTTATGATTACTAACCAAGAGGAAACCGAATGGCAACAAGCCGTTCTTACTATGACTTCATCCCAGCTTAGTAAATCTAGAAAATGGATTAGTCAGATGAAGCAACGCAAAGTTCAAAACAGTAAAGGCGAACTAGTAGAAGCCCCAATGTTTATGTTCCGTTATCTAGTAAAGACTATTGGTGAGCAAAACGACCAAGGTTCTTGGTACGGTTGGTCTATTGGTTTAGATAAGGCTGTAAGTAGTAAGCCTTTTCTTATTGAAGCAAGTAACTTCTTAAAAGGAATAAGGTCAGGAGATGTAAAGGTAAAGCAACCTGATCAAGAGGGGGTATCGAGCCCAGTCTCTGACGACACAGTACCGTTCTAGGTATTAAGGGGCAGTGAAAACTGCCCCTGTTTTATTATGATAGCAAAAGAATTCGCACAATTATTCTCAGGTTTACGAAAGGCTTATGGCTCTTTTGTTTCAGAAGAGGGTAACGGTATAGGAAAAGAAAAGGGAAGATACCGTATCATATCAGAAGATATTGATGACTTACGGTTACAAGAACTTTGGAAAAATCATTTAGAAGGAAAAAATTCATTAGGTATTATACCGATTACTGAAAACAATACTTGTACTTGGGGTGCTATTGATATTGATCAATACCCTCTAAACCACGGTGATTTAGTAACTAAGCTAATACAAACTAATGAACTTCCTTTTGTGGTAGCACGGTCTAAATCAGGAGGGGCACATGTATATGTGTTTCTATCCGAGCCAGTCAGCTGTGCTATTGTTCAACATAAATTAAAAGATATTGCATCGGTGCTGGGTTATGCAACTGCAGAGATATTCCCCAAGCAAACTAAACTTCTGTTAGAAAAAGGTGATAGAGGTAGCACTCTAAATATGCCATACTTCGGTGGTAAACGTACAACTAGGTATGCCCACGATGATAAAGGGGTAGCGATAACAGACTTAGAAGAATTTTTAAAGTATGCAAAAACCAAGGTAATAAGTAAGAAACAATTAGAAAGCCTAAAGATTATATCAGCAGATAACGCAGATAAAGATTTAGAGGGTGCACCACCATGTTTAAAAATACTTTGTAGTATGGGCTTTCCTGAAGGAACTAGGAATAATGGTCTATTTGATGTTGGTGTGTTTTTACGAAAGAAGTTTTCAGACGACTGGGAGAAGAAGTTAGAAGAAAAGAATTTTCAATATATGAAACCACCTCTTGGTGCTGCGGACGTATTGACTGTTATTAAGTCGTTAAGTAATAGAGATTATCAATATAAGTGTAACGATCAACCTATCGCTTCTCATTGTAATGCTGCCGTTTGTCGAACATGCGAATATGGGGTTGGTTCTTCTGGGGGCTTACCACAATTTAGTAATCTACAAAAACAAGACTCTACACCTCCGATTTGGTTTTTAGATGTAGAGGGTCACCGAATAGAACTTACTACAGATGAGTTACAAAACCAAACTAAGTTTCAAAGAAGATGTATGGACGAGTTAAACTTTATGCCATTAACTATGAGACAAAACAACTGGAGAACTGTAGTCCAACAATTATTAGATAGTGTATCTATTATTGAAGTACCAGATGATGTTTCGGTTCAAGGACAGTTTAAAGAACTATTAGAATCTTTTTGTACTGAACGTGCACAAGCCCAATCAA